AATAATACTACTATTGGTAGAGCAGCAAGAATAGGTGCAATAATCGATGCTTCTCCTACTACTACTAAGGTTAAGAGTGCTCTTGTATTTGAAACTAGTAATGCTGGTATGTCTGGAACTGCTGACGAAAGAGTTCGCATTACTAATGATGGTAAAGTTGGTATAGGAAGCACTTCTCCACAAACGTTAGTGGATGTTTATGGTGATGGTGCTAATGGTGAAATTACAGCACAAAGAAAAGATGGAGCATCAATTTTAATACAGGCACAAGCAAATCTTGCTAGGTTTGGAACTAATAGTAATGATGATTTGCAATTAATGACAAATAGTGATGGTAAGATTACTATAAAAACAGGTGGTAATGTTGGTATCGGAAGTACTACTCCACAAGCAAAGTTAGATGTAAGAGGTAATGTAAATATTACAAGTGAAACTCATATTGGAACTGGTGGAACAATATTTGCAACATCAGATGCTGGTCTGGTTGGTATAGGAACAACTGCACCAACTGTTGATTTAGAAATTAGGAAACCAAGTGCAGTTGAATTAGATGTAGTTTCTCTTGATAGTTCGTCGAAGATTGGTATTGGACAATCTGTTGGTGCTGGTAATAGTTCTGCTGTTTTAATATGGGATGATAGAATATTTGATCTTAGAAATAATGATCTTGGAGATTTCAATATGTATCTCCATAAAGGAAATGGTACTGCAACTGATGCTGGTATTAGTACAGGATCGTTTAATTGGATGTATGGACAAGAAAATTTAAATTTAATGTCTCTTACCCATAGTGGTAATTTGGGAATAGGAACAACAAATGCTGATGAGACTTTATATGTTAATGGTGATACAAAAATTACTGGAAGTCTGGATGTAGAAGGTCAAATAACTTATGGTTCATTCTCATTACCTGATCCTATTGAAAGTAAAATCAATGCAACTAGTGGTGTAAGTACATTTAGTACTATAACTGTTTTTGGTGGATCAAATAATAGAATTGGTATTGCAACAGAAGTTCCTAGAGTGGGATTAGATGCTGAAAATACAAATGCTACTTTTGGATCAGTTGGTATAGGAACAACTGATGTTACTGATAATGCATTAGAAGTTATAGGTACTCTTCAGGCAACTACTATTCAGGCAACTGGCAGTTTATTTGCTACTGGTTTTACTGGAACTCCTGATATTACAGTAAATAATATAACAGTTAATGGTAAGATAGATGGTGGTGATGGAAGTGGAATTCTAAATGCAGGAACATTGAAGGGTGATGGATTTGGAATTACCAATATTCATGGATATGCCAATGTACGAAATTATGGTGCTCAAGCTAATGCTCTTGATGGTTTTGGTTCAACTGATGATACTGAATCTTTCCAAGAGGCTATTGATAGTGGTAAACCAGTATTTGTACCACCTGGATCATATAGAATTGATGGAACCTTAAATTTAAATAATGGATATAAGCAATTAATTGGTGCTGAATCAATTCCAACTCTTATCAAAATGTCTGGAACTGGTCCAATTATAAGTATTGGTGTTACTGAAACCAATCGTAATGATTATTCAGTAGTTGAAAATCTTCATCTTGAAAGAAAGATAAGTTATTTGGTAACTATTCCTCCATATAATACTGCTCCTGGATTTGTTCAAGCTGGAATAGCCTTAACTGGTATTGGTAATACTTCTGATGCTATTGAGAAGACTTACATTAGTAATGTTAGAGTAAATAATTTTGCAACTGGTTTCTATTTTAGAGACGTTTCAAATGTAAAAGTTGAAAGATGTTATACAGAAGTTTCTGATTTTAATGGTACTGTTGGTGATGATGAAAAATATTCTATTGGATATCACTTTGATGCTACGAGATTTGATAATACTGTAGGAATGGATTCTCCTCTTGGTGGTATTGAATTATTTGAATGTTATGATAATAGAAATGGAACTCCTGGAACTGCAGTTACAGCAACATCAAGCACAGGAATAGGTGGAACAGTTACTAATAGTATAAGTTATTATGTAAAAGGTAATGATATAAGAGATGTATCATTCACTAATTGTAAATCAGAATCAGCACAAAGAGGATGGTATGTTGAAGGAACAGGTACAGATTTGGATTGGAATATACATTTAACAAAACCTAATGTTGATAACTTTAAAAAGAATGGTGCTGAATTTAAGAATGTAAATGGTGTTGGTGCTGTAAGTATTAATGATGGATACTTTAATGGTTCTAATTACTCAGAGAAAGCTATTTTTGCAGATACTTGTAAAGGTTTAATTGTGGGTGGAGGAACTCAAATAGTAGGAGTATCAACAAATGATGCTACTGGTGTATATTTGAATAGTTCTGATAATTGTTCTATTAATAATAATCGTTTTAGTAATTTAAAAAATCCAATACACCTAGAAGGATCTTATTATAATTCATTAGTTGGTAATGTAATTAGTGCATCTGAAAGTCCTGGTAGTGTTGGTGTAGGAACATCTCTTGCTGATGGAATTAATTTAAGTGGAGATTCTGATCGTAATACTATTTCTTCTAATGTTATTAAAGGTCTAGGATCTTCGATGAAATATTATAATGGTATTATACTTGATGGTACTGCTGGTAAAAATAGTTTAATGGGTAATATTGTTGATGTTCTTACAGTCACCAATCCTATAGTGATTTCGGGAGCAGGAAACACTTCAGTTGGAAACATTGTTGATTAAATTAAATGGCTTCAATAACTAAAAATAATACTCATTTATTTACTGGTACTGGACCAATAAAATTTAGTGACTTAAGAGTTTCTTTTAAAGAAACAAGTTCTGGTACAATAAGTGCTAAAGAATTACTTAGAGATACTTCTATTAATTCTTTAGATCCTATAGTACCAAATTGTACTGAAAATAATGGAATATCTGCAGCAAATGATTTAAGTCTTTTATCATTTAGAAATTCAATAAAATATTATAATTTAGATCAAGAGGGAACTATTCTTAATTTAGATATTATAACTGATTCTGATTGGAATAGTAATATATCAAAGAATATTATAAAAACTTTTAAAATTACTGGAACATTGGGAAGTAATCAAGCTCATCTACCTGCTGCTAGTTTAGATGGTGAAGCACGTAATCTTAGACTTAGAGTTATAGGTGGGCAAGTTTATGGTGCTGGTGGTGAAGGTGGTCCTTTTGTTGACCAGTATAATAATACTAACGTGAAAGGAGAAAATGGTGGAACAGCATTATATCTTAATACTACTGCAAATGAACTTTGGTTTACTCATAACGGATATTATGATGGAGATAGAGGAAATGGTACATGGAATAATGTTAGATCATATGATGCTGCTGGAAACGTATCCGACAAAACATTTAAGGTGGAGAATATACTGGCAGGATTTTCTGTAATTGGACTTCAAAATTCAGATGGATTGAGTATGGGTGAAAAATTATACATTAGAGATTCTGATCTTAACAATAGTGGATCTCCTGATATTGAAATTACTGTTGCTGCTGTCAATCTACAATGGGTTAATGTTCATACCAATTCCAATGCTAAAATTTGGGGTGGTGGAGGTGGTGGTGGTATGGGAGGCACTGGACAGACTGGTGGAACTGGTGGAGGAACTGTAAATTATCCTGGTGGACAAGGTGGAGCAGGTGGTTTAGGTGGTAAGGGTGGTACTGGTAGAGGATATAATAATAGTGGTTCTTTAAATGGATCTTCAGGACTTATTGGAAATTCGGCAACTAATAGTAATAGTAGAATTTGGAAAGATGCTAAAAATGCTCATATGAATGATTCTTCAGGTAATTATTGGTCTGGTCAGTTTGTTAATATTGTTGCAAGATCATCTGCTACATTAAGAATGAAAGGAAGTGGATGGCAATCTACATGGTTATTATTTGGTGGTGGTGATAGGAGAAATAATAAAGGAGAAGCTTATAAAGAAGTAGAAGTATTTGATAAGAGTACTACTACTAGAGATTCTCTTTTCAGTAGGCATGAATGGAATTGGAGAATAATTGGTGGTGGTGCTGCTGCACCAGAAAATATAGTGGATAAAGGACAAAGAAGCCAACCAAGTGGTCAAATATCTTATAGTCATTATATTAATCTGGGATGGTATTATTGTGGAACTGAAAATAGTTCAGGAGATAAAGATATTTTATGGACTTTTAATGATCTTAATGAAAATATTCAGACAAAGAGTAGTAATAGTTGGTTATGTCTAAGAGATGATGGTGGAGGTGATTGTAACGGAAAAATTTTTACTAAAAATAAGAATGATTGGTTTCAATCAGATGGTGAAAATGTTAATGGACATGTAGCAGGTTTAAATTGGGATACAAAAACATTTAATTCTGGAAATGGTGGTGATGGTGGAAATGGTGGTGATGGTGGTGATGGTGCAGATTGGGGTCAGAAGGGATCTCAAGGTATATTAGGACAAGATGCAAGTCGTGGATATGAAAGTAGTCAAGGATTTTTTCTAAAAACAAAAGAGTCAAACACAGGAACCAATACTAATGTAGAATTTTTTGTATCAGTTGATGATAATGCCAAGGCAACTGATACTTATGTTCATAATCGTATGTCTATGACCCAAAATATGGGTGAATCATATGGAGAAATTAGGGTTGATTGTGAAAATCTTAATCCAAATAATAATAGTTCAAATTATACTAGATCTGATTTTAGTATGACTAGACAGCAGGTTCGTCAAGCGCCTGGTGGTGAACAAACTAGATGGGAACTAGGATATGATACTCCTTCTGTACTTAAATGGTATCCAAATAAGGATTATCTAGTTCAGAGTTATGCTCAAGACGGTGGATCTGGACAACTTAGAATAAGATCAAGTAATAATAAGGTACTAGAATGGGATGATAATAGTGCTGGAACAGGTGATAATGATTTCAATGATTTGGTTGTGACCACATATCAAGGATATTTTAGAGAAATTGATAATAAAATCTATTGGAGATATGACAGTCATCATTGGTCATGGGGTCTTTATGGATTTGATACTGACAATAATGTAGATATTAATAGTTGGGGTGATGTATCTGGAGAATGGATAAATTCTGGTAGTGGAACAATAAGGAGAAATCTACAATCAAATTCTTATCATGGTCCATTATGGGGAGAAACAGTTCAAAAAGCATCAGGACCAGCAAAAATAAGTGCTAGTGGTAGTAACTTGAAACTTAATGACTTAAGAAATTTTTCAAATGTAATGAGTATTAATGTTAATACTTCTTGGGCAGAATGGGTGGAAGGAAAAATACCTGGAACTCTTCCTGAAGCAAATAATCCTGAAGGTTATAAGGGTGGTGCTGGTGGTGCTGCAATAGGTGGAAGATATAGTTCTATTACTGGTAATACTTCAAATAGTGTTATAAAAGGTTCTACTCCTTAATACTGCTTTCGGCAATCCTTCTTAAACCAAGGAATTATTCAAAATATGAAAACTTATACATACCTTTGTATGGATTGTAGGTCAGATTATAGATGAAATTAAGTAAACCATTGAAGCACGTGCGATTGCACCAGTGCCAATTCTTCTACTGGGATCCACGTATAGATCCGAGAGAACCAGAATATGAACCGTCACACACCCCCTTCACAGGGGGTTTTTTAATGCTATAATATATTCAGTTACAAAACATTAATGCCATTACGTCCACACCAAATTGATGCTCTGGATGCTATGGCAAACAATCCAAAGGGTCAAGTAATTGTGCCTACAGGTGGTGGGAAGACAATGTGTATGATAGAGGATGCCAAGAGAGTATTCCGTACACAAGAGGTTGCAACCATTGTCGTGGTTGCTCCACGTATCCTATTAGCAGAGCAACTATGTTCTGAGTTCTTGGAAACAGGAGAGTTTAACGATGTAAGAGTCATGCACGTTCACAGTGGTGAGACTGAGCATTTCTCTACAACTAAGGTATCTGACATTAGATACCATAACTTCCTATGCTATGAGTCTAATCAGTTAATCTTTACAACATATCATTCATTACATAGAGTACAAGAGAGTGATATTGTGGTTGATGTAGTTTACTTTGATGAGGCACATAACAGTGTTCAGAGGAACTTTATTCAATCAGTAGAGCATTTCTCAATGTATGCTGATCATTCATACTTCTTTACTGCCACACCTAAGCACAGTAAAACACCATTCAAGGCAGGTATGAATGATAGTGATATATTTGGTAATGTTATATGTCAAGTACCAGCACCTAAGTTAGTAGAGGAAGGATACATTCTACCACCAAAGGTAGAAGTATATGAGTCACGTTTGTTAGATAAGCATGAGTTGGTTGCCGACAGAGATTGTGAGCAGATGATTGATTCTATTGATAACTTAGAGAAAGACAAGGTTCTTATCTGTGCTAAGTCAACTAAGCAGATTACAAACCTAGTATCTCAAACTGACTTCTGTGTTCAGTTGAGAGAACGTGGTTATAACTGGATGTACATTACTGCTAAGACTGGTGCAGTAATCAATGGCAATAGGGTGGGTAGAGATGAGTTCTTTGAGATATTAAATAAGTGGGGTAAGGATGATTATACCAAGTTTGTAGTTCTACATCATAGTATATTATCTGAAGGTATCAACGTAAATGGACTTGAGGCAGTGTTGTTCTTAAGATCTATGGATTATATCGGTATCAGTCAAACAATAGGCAGAGTGATCCGTAAAGGGGCAACTGACAAGGCATATGGTTTAGTTTGTGTTCCAGTTTACTCTAAGGTAGGTGTCTCTACTGCACGTAAAGTAGAAGCAGTTGTTGATACTATTTTCAACAAGGGTGAAGCAGCAACATCAGTGGTGACAAAATGAGTAAAGAAATTCCTCTT